GGCGTCGATGTCGGTGGCGCGCTCCTCCTCCATTTCCGCCAGAATCTCGTTCGCGATGCGCCGCGACTCGATACTGGCTTCCAGCGCCTTCTGCTCAGCCTCATACGCCTCAATCTGCCGGTATGAGCCATCGATGGCGGCGAGCTGCGCGGCGGTGGCGCCTTCCTTGCGTGCCGTGTACAGCTCCTCCTGGCGGGCCGTCATGCCCAGGGTTTCGGCTTCGAGCTGGAGTGCTGCGACGCGCTTCTGGATGGAGTCGGCGGCTTTGTCTTTGCCGCCACCGCCGAGCGGTTCGGGCGGATCGCCACTGTCCTGGTCCGGGTTGGTGTTGCCGAACCCCTGGTTAAAGCTCTGCTGCAAGTCGTAGGCAACCTGAAGGCGCTCGCGCACTTCCTCGATCTTGCGCTTGATCTCTTCGTCGCTGGTGAACACCAGCCCGATGTCCTTCTCCAGGAAGGACGCGTCCAGCTGTTTCTCCAGGCCGGCCAGCTCGCGCTCAAGCCGCGGGATGTCGTCGGCGGCCACACCGTTGATCTTGGAGGCCAGCTCGGCACCAAGGTATTCGGTGAAGTTCACCACTTCGCTGGCGCCAGAGGCCATGGTGCCGATCAGTGTGGCGAAGGCTGTGCCAAGGGTGACCACGCTGTCTTTAAAGTTCGGGTCGGTGACCAGCTCGCGCAGGTCGTCAATGGCGTCATTGAAGCCGGAAACGTCGGTCTCACCGAAGGTGTCGATCAGATCATTGCGGAGCTGCTGGAGTGACTGGCCCACGGTGCGGGGCATGTCCTGGAATTCGCGGTTGATGCTGTCCGCGCTGGACAGGAGTGCCCGGGTTACTGCTGAGCCGGTCAACTGGCCCTGGGCGCCCAGCTCCTTCAGCTGGCCGATGTCCCTGTCGAGGCCGTCGGCAATGGCGCGCGCCAGGCGGGGGCTATTCTCCAGCACCGAATTCAGCTCTTCGCCGCGCAGCGTGCCGGAGGCCATGCCTTGGGAAAGCTGGAGGGTGGCGGAGGCCGCTTCCTGCGCGCTGGCGCCGGAGACCACGAACGACTGGTTAATCGCTCGGGTGACCGTCAACAGCTGCTGGTTGGTCAGGCCCAGCTCTTCACTGGAGCGGGCCAGCCGGGCGTACAGGTTGATGGTCTCGCCGAGGCCGCCACGGGTCTCCTGGGCCAGCTTGTAGGCCGCCTCGTAGGTGTCGTTCAGCTCCTCCTGGCTGTCGGTCACCAGCCGCAGCTGGGAGCGCAGCTCGGAGTAGGTGTCGGCAGCACGGATCACTGCGCGCACGGCAAGGCCGGCGCCCACGGCGGCCAGGACTTTGCGCAGGCCCTGATAGGCGCCGCTAAGCTGGTCCGTGGCACGAGAAAGCCGCTCGGTCTCCTGCTCGGCGCGGCGAGACTTGCTGGTCAGGCCATCCAGGGACCGCTGGCCACGGTCGACTTCACGGCTGTCAACGGCTAGTACGAGACGCGCTGTTTCGGTCATTCCAGGCCTTCGATCTCAGGTGGTCCAGATGCCGCAACACGTCCACCTCCCAGGGCAGGAGGTGAACGCGCTTCAGTGCGGCCCAGTGATGGATCTCGGTGTAGGAGCAATCGCCCAGCTCACAGAACCAGCCCCACAGGTAGGCGGTGCCTTCCGGGGGCGGGTCTGTTTTCAGGCTCTTGGGTTTCTTGCCGGTCTGGCGGTAAACCGCCTCAAGCTGCTGCCGGCGGCTGGTGCCGGTCTTGGGGTCGGGAATCGTGTCCGCTATTTCTTTTTCCGCCCACTCGTAGAGCCGGTGGACGGCTTCCTGAAAAAACGCGCATCACGCGAGGCATGGCGGTCGATCATGTCCCGAAGCTGGGGGGCTTCGCGGAGCAGGGTCCTCACGTTCTCCTCGGTGAATTCCTCCTCCAGGTCCCAGCCGGCCACCAGGGCCGCGCACAGCGTCACATGGCGCTCGGTGCTGTCCACGGCCTCACCCTTGGCCAGGGCTTCCATGTCCTGCCGGTAAGCGTCCTGTTTGGCCTGCTGGAAGGCGTCAGACCACTGGGAGCGGATGATCAGGTGGTGGTCGGTGGGCGTGCCGTCGGCGTAGGACAGGGACACCTTGGTGCCCTCGTTGGCCTTCTCACGGGTGAACAGAGCTTCCATCTTCATTACGCAGCACCCCGCATAATCACGATCTGGCTTTCCTCGGTGGCATTAAAGAGTGCCTGGAAGCCCATGCTTACGGTCACCTCGCCCTCCCCGCTCACGTCCGGCTGGCCGGAGTTGTACTTCACGCGCGGCAGGCTGAATGTGTAGGCGTTCGTGCCGTCGCTCAGGGTGAACTCCAGGTTGGATTCGGTCTCGTTCAGGAACTTCTCGTAGAGCGCCACGCTGTCGAAGAAGGTGGTGATCGAGCCGGTCAGGTTGGAGCGGGCGATGCTCACGCACTCCGCCGTATCCGAGCCCACAACGAACAGCGGGGACAGACCGTTCTCCAGGGTGAGGGACAGCTCGGTCACGGTCGCAATCGAGGCGCCGCCCTCGTTGATTTGGCCGGAGAACGAATCGAACGGGCTGGTGGTGGACGCGGGGTCGTAGGTGGCGCCGGCAATTGCGGTCTGGGCCGGCGCATCCATGGAGCGCCCCACCAGACTGAACGAACTGGTTACGATGGCGTTGGTGGAGACGGTCAGGTTCCAGGTGTTGAACTCACAGCCCAGGTAACGCAGGTACTGGCCGATGTCCGCGAAGTGCCGCTCGATGGTGAACGGCCGGCGCACCACGCCCGCCTTGAGGGTGTCGGTGCCGGCGGACGGGGTGTCCGCTTCCCAGGTGCCGCACAGCACCGCCTCCAGCATCGGGCCGAACGCGCCGCCGTAGCTCAGTTCGGTGGAGATGTCGCCACCCACCTGCTTGTTGCCGTGACGCATGTCGGCGATCTGCCGGTCGGCGCGCAGCTCATTGCTTTGCAGGGCCTCTTTCGTCAGGGCCAGCGTGGTGCCGGTCTGGCGAATCGGGGTGAAGTCGGGGGTTGCCGGAGTGGTGCCGGCTTCGGTTTCGGCCACCAGGGCCATAGAGTGGCGTGAGCCGTTTGCAGGGCAGCCCATAACGAACCTCCATCATTGGGAAAGCCACGTCTCACGACGGGGCGGTGTGGGACGTCTCACGACGGCCAGAAACAAAAAGGGCCGCCAATCGGCAGCCCTCGGGGATTAATGCACCGCGCCCCCACGTCTCACGACGGTAGGGCGCAGCGGCTTTAAACGGTTCTCAGTTGAAGCTCAACATCCACCTTGCTGATATAGCGATAGCGATGAACGGATTGGCTCATGGTTGTGATCGGGGTGTTGGTCACATCCAGAGACGGAGCGCACAATCCACCTGTCGCCTGGTGAAACTCATCAACCGCCCTCTGCACTTTTGCTCTAAGGTTTTCGGCCGCTTGGTCAAACGCATAGGTGGCAATTGGACTGGCCATCTCTCTGCCAGGGTCGATTTCCAAATCCGGGTCGTGGGGACGATCGGGGTAGATAGGATTCATTCCGTATAGCCTCTGCTTACCCATGCTGAGTAGAAAATCGTCATCGTGGTTCGGGACCAGTTCTCCACCCGGCGCGGCTGTTCGTAGCCGCAGGAGCGGATCAGGACCTTGAGCGGCTCCCACACCAGGAACTCCTGAGCCCGGAAATCGGCGACCAGGGTCTCGGACAGGGCCGGGGCGTCGAAGTGCTCTCCCGCCTTGTACCGCCGGGCGATCTGGTCAGCCAGAGTAATGGCCGGGACATCCCCGCTATTGAGCGGGTGGTTCAGGTCGACTTGCAGAAACCCGTCGTGCCGGTCCTGACCCTGATCCCCGAGCGTGGCCACGCCGGGCTGGCTGGGCACCACGAACAGCGCCGCCCACGGGTCCGTGCCCGGGGTGAAATCCTTGTTCGGGAGCGCCGTGGTCAGTCCGAAATCGCCATCCAGCCAGCTCAGGACCAGCGCATTCCGAATATCAAGGTTTCTCATACGCGGTTCTTCTGAGCCTCTTCCTGGAGCAGCTGCCGAAAGCGGGCCACATTCTTGCGGACCATGCCCTCGGGCGCCTTCGTCTTGGAGTAGCCCTCAAACTCAATCCGGTAGGCGTAGGGCATGTTGTTCGTCAGCAGGGTGTAGCTGCCGCCCTGGATCGCGGCCACGATGGACTCCATCTCCGCCAGGGTGGCGCCGCCCTGCTTGTCGGCGCGCCCGTTCTCGCCGGAGGCCGGCGTATCCGTGGTGGTCTGCCAGTCGCCACGCAGGCGCCCATCAAGCACGGGCGTATCCATGATTACCGCCCGAAACAGGCGCAGCTCCACACCCCGG